TGCAACTTATTATCTAAGTGTGAATATCGGTTCATTTCGTTAGAAAGTATAACTGTATCTTGAAAATAAGATAGAGATCTATTTACAACAAATGGCACATATTTTTTCTCGTCATCGACATCCTGCATCAATTCCTTTTTGGTAATGTTGATGCTGTTTAAGTAGTCGAACGGTGTTTTCGCTTTTTCGCTCATAATTATATTCCATGCCATTATATAGGCTATTTCCATGCCATTATATTATCTTTATGTAAGAAAGGATTTTTCCTTGGACGTCTTCTAACAGGCGCGTCTTCTCTTATTGCCTTTGTGCTTACTACCAATAATAGCACAGCCAAAGGATCAAAGACAACCACCAATGCAATAATTATGTATCTAACTGTCTCGCTATAATGTTTCACCGCGTCTTCGCCGTAAAACAATTCAGTTATATACCGTATTGCACCCACCTCTAGAGCCAATTCTAGAGCGCCTCTGCTTAATTCAAATTTTTCTTTGGTCAGTTCCCTTATGTCTTCTTGAAGAGAACCCTGAGCGGTCGAGAGAGCTTCTCGTTCGTCCTTTTGACTGGTTCGTACAGCTAGTCCACGTGTGACGAAACCTCGCTCAATGTATTCGTCGATGGCGTTGTCTAAAGAAGCCAACTGGCCGTTGACAGCGTCAAGACGCGATTGCTCAACTGCTATGCGAGATTCCAGGTTTGATATTTCAAGTTCACCCGTATTAGACTTACTCTCTTGTTCTAAGTGAGCCTTAGAGAGATACCCAAATATTCCCATGCTGGTGATCATCATCAAAACGACGATAGAAAAAATCAGATATGCTCTAATTACACTGTTGACCTTATCCCATCTATGGTGCAACCAAACTGCAGTGACCAGCTTACCCACTTCTAAAATTGAGGCCATAACCACAACAGACCAGAATGCTCCTGAGAAAATTGTGGACAGGCCAGCAATAGAGAAGTAAGCGGCAGTGGCCGCTAACGCCAGAGAGGTTGCTAGACAAAAGTAATTGATCATTTGAAGTCAGAGTTGGCCATAAGTTCAGTCATACACGCAACGGTATTTAGTTCATGATCTGCCACGAAAGCGTTCTTGTATTGATAATCAGCCAAGATCAACACTACTTGTGGGATAGAAGCTGGCTCAACCTTCTCATACATCATGTCATAGACTTTCCGGAACAGACTGGTTGGTTGGATATCGACATTGGTGGCCACCCAAGAGCGCATTTTCTTGAAGTCTTTACTCTTCAAATGTGCGAACAATGCTTCGAAATGCGAGTCGGAAGATGTTTCTAATACGTCTACTACTAGATTACCACCAATAGAACCGCGCTGCAATTCGTTGAGCACTCTGCGATAGTCTGGCGCATACTTCATGATCAATTCAGCGATTCCTGGAATCTGGCCTTTATAGCCGACCGATTCAAGATCAAGAATATTGAGCACACGTTTCAGGAACAGCTCACAAAGCTCTGCCAATTCTTTCTTGGTTGTATTAAACTCATACACACCACAGCGAGAATGGAGGGGTTCAATGATCCTGTTCTTGAAATTACAGGTAAGAATAAATCGACAATTATCAGAGAATTCTTCAATGAAGCCACGTAAAGCTGGCTGTGTCGATTGGGGATTAAGATAATCTGCTTCGTCTAGGATTACGACTTTGTAACCACCTTGAAGAGATATAGAAGAAGCAAATTGTTTGATCTTGCCTCTTAGTGTTTCGATATTACCTTCTTCAGAACCATTAACAACAATGTAGTCGAGCGATAGTTCATCACAAATCGCTCTGGCTACAGTTGTCTTTCCGAGACCAGCAGTACCGGTGAGAAGCATATTGGGCACCTCACCAGTACTAATGATTTCTTGGAAAACTTTCTTGATTCTGCTCGGAAGGATAGTGTCCTCAATAGTATGAGGACGATACTTTTCAACCCAAAGAAAATCTTTTGACATTTAATACTCCAAACATGATATAATATAATAAAAAAACAAGGGATTCAAACGAGTATTAAATTAAGATTATTCTGCAGCGGGCGCTTCCTGTGCTGGTTGAGCAGGAGCAGCAGCGGTTTCACCTTGAGCGGCTTCGACCATCTGGATCAATTGGATTGCGTTGTCTCGTAATTGACCGATAGTGGACAATTCTTCACCACGAAAACCACCACGATTTGCGACAGTGTCAACAACAGCTACAGTGCTGCGAACTACTCGGTTGGCCAGATCTAAAAATTCTTGATTCATTATTTACTCTCCGTAAGTACTAGTTGTTTCTAAGGCAATCCAATACTGGATTGGCGCGTTGTCGTTTTGAAAGTGTGATATAAGTTTAGAAGACATCTGTACAGTATAATCTCCAGGAACAACTCGCAGGTTGTCAATCTTAAGAATGAAACTGAAATCTTCTGATTCGTATTCGCCGCTAACATCAACTGAGAATACGTTTGACGAAGTGTCCTGCGAATCAACCACTGATAGACATATCACGTTATCTACCACCGTCACAGAAACTTCATCGTGGCCCAATACTGAGGCAGCACGTTTGACCTTATTTAGTGTCTCATTACTCAAGTGAAATGTGACTTCTGGCGAAGGCATTTGGATGGGTTTGTTCGGCGTGGTGAGGATATCTGGGCTAGAGAAAAAATACTTTGCTCGAGCACGACCCGAAGAATCACCAACCAAAACGTGATTTTGGTCAAATCGTAATTGAGCCCCATCAACCAATCCAATAACATTAAGGAACTCGTTGAGATCATAAATGCCAAAGGTTTGTGCAAACTCAGTATCGATAGTTGCTTCGCTCATGATGTTCTTGGCTTCAGAGATTGTTTTTACGCAATGTCCTGAATCAATCACAATGTTTTGGTTAATAGAGGCAAAGTTTTTTAGTACCTGTATTGTGTTGTCACTTAATTCCATGATATATTCCTGTTATTTAATTTTACTGAAGTTTTTATCTTTAACAAACTCGATTTTGGATTCGAACTTACCGTCTAGCATGTCGCCTTTGTGCGATATTACGAACACATTTGTTTCATCTCCTAAAGTATCCAATATTTTCATCAGATTGTCAACCCCCTCATGATCTAACGACGAATCGAAAGTCTCATCTAGGATTAGAAGATTTGTTGCCACACTATTCTTCATCTTAGCGACCATTCTCCAAGTGAACAACAAGGCAAGGTCGATACGTTGCTTCTCGCCTTCAGAGAAAGAATCATAAGAGAACGCATCACGATGACGCGACCGGATGGTTTCTTTAAACGACTCGTCGAGGTCGAAATGTATGAAAAAATCTAGTACTTGTAGATACTGGTTGGTGAGCTTATTGATCACAGGCAAGTATTGCTTAATGATCTTAGTCTTAATTCCAGTATCTTTCAACAGTTCAGTTGTCACTTGGTTGTATTGAAGCTGGTCGGTAATCTTATACTTCGATTCTAACAGCTCCTCGCGCCCAGCTTCTAATGTTCGCAGATCATCATTGGCCTTCGAAAGATCCTCTCCACCAGCCTGCAAGTTGTCTATCTCTTCTTCAAGATCGGTCAGCCTGTCTTGCCATTGGATTATTTGTCTGTTTCTCGATTCTACTTCAGCTTGATCTCTTTGCCAAGCTTCGAGGTTTTCTTTAAGTGGAGGAATGTTCTCATCACACTCAGTTAGTTGTTCCTCTGCTGTGGCGATTCCTTCTTGCAATCCTTTTGCTCGTGATCGGGCTTCGGATATTTTTTTATCTTTAAGCTCGGCTTTGATAGGTTGCTCACAGGTTGGACAGTCCTCGTTATCTTCATAAAACTTAGACTCCTTCACCACGCTTTTTATTTGTTGTTTAAATTGCAGAAGAAAAGACTGCACCTGAGTTTTCTTATCGTTCCAAGTCTCGATAGACTTTTTAATTTCTTGGCCGACTGCCACAGCATTCGTAGCCTGATCTGAATTGAGTGCAGTGGCTTCTTTAATGTCATCGCGGATACTTTGGATTTCTTTTTGTTTTGATTCTTTATGAGAGACATTTAGCGCGTGTATGTTTCGAATATATTTCTTATGCGCTTCTGTCTTTGCTTTACACAGCTCTAACTTATGGTCGTTTTCTTTGGCAGTATCTTTCAACGCAGAAGTCTTCTCTTTCAAGAGAGAGTTCATCTTAGAGAACACATTAATGTCAAGTAGGTCTTCGATAATCTCCCTTCTTGAATGCGATGGAAGCTGCATAAACGGTATGAACGAGGAGGAACCAAGGACAACAATTTGATGAAAAGACTTATGGTTCAATTTAATGATATTTTGCTCTAGAATTTTCTGGTATTCCTTTGCGTGCGAGTCTTGATTGATCAACTTATCGTCTCGCCAGATCTCAAAGATTGCTGGTTTCAGCCCACGTATTACCTTGAATTGTTGTTTGTGCACAACAAATTCTACCTCGACTACAGTACCCTTGTTGTTGATACTGTTGACTAGTTGGCCTTTATTGATGTTACGGTGCGCTTTACCGAATAGAGCAAATGATAGAGCGTCGAGCATAGTCGACTTACCAGAACCATTCTGACCAACCACTAGAGTAGTAGTTGTTCGCGCTAAATCTATTTCAGTGAACCTGTCGCCTGTGGACAGAAAATTACGATATCGGAGGGCTTGGAAATTAATCATGCAATCTCTAATGTTTGGGCTTCAATCATTAATTCGTGTACCTGACTCTTGATTCGATCCTTATCCAAGGAGGTGTCAATCGAATCTATGTAAGTATACAGTAACGTTTCAGTGTTTTCAACTGAAATCTTTTCATCTGCCACGTTCTCACCAACAAACTCTGAAAAGTTCTCAGCGATCTTCAGCTCGTGTATTCTTCTATTCTGTATTCGGTCAACAAAACGGTCGAACATAAAAGTATCAGACTTATCCATCACCACAAGCTTCACGAATTTATCATCTAGGTAAGAAAGGTCTTCAGACAAGTAGTCGTTTGCTGGGTCGGTGTCGTCATAGTATATCCGTTGAAACAGTGTGTGTGGATTACGTACAGCAGTAAGCTCTCTAGTCTCTGTGTCAAGCACATGGAAAAACTTGGGGTCATGAGCGTCACCCCAAAAGAATTCCATCTGTGACCCGAGATAGTGGACATTACCGATATGCGACTTAGTGTGGAAGTGTCCGGATAGAACCATGTCGAACCGATCAAACGCTGCAGCGTCCATGCCATCATGGCAGGGTATACCCTTCTGCATATCATAACCATTTAATTCTAAATGGCCACACAGAACGTCAGCCTTACAGTTCTGGATGAAGCTCAACGACTCTTCTTCATTCTCTTTATTGATCCAAGGCAACCAAGCGATCTTAAGACTGTCGTACTGAGTTACGATTGGGTTCATTATAATGTCAACTTCTGCCATGTAATGGCCAAGCAACTCTTTTAGAGAATTGAGGTCGTTCGTGTTTTTATAATAAACATCGTGATTACCTGGAATAATATCCATAGTAATTCCGTGTTCCCGCAGCTTGTTTAGAAAGATTTTTCTATTATGGTGAAGAGCCTTAAAGTTGATGAACTTACGAGTCTCGTAGTAATCACCGAGATGGAGGATTTTAGTTATGTTGTGTTCTTGTAGATATGGAAAGA